TCGCAGGTTCTATGTATCTTGGTGTCAATTTGATTGGTTCTGGGGCAGCAACTTCTGACCTAGACGGATTTAACATTGATGGTGGTACGTACTAAATAATTCATACCTTTGGTAGTTTTTACTACCTCATACCCTTTTTAGGAAATCGTAATGGCTAACAAGATTATATTAAAGAAGTCATCACAAGCAGGCAAGATCCCAACACAATCGGATCTTGACTACGGTGAACTTGCGCTAAATTACACCGACGGAAGAATCTACTACAAAAACGCTAGTAATGACATTGTTCAATTCAGCGGTGGTGGAGGAAGCGGAACATTACGTGTATTTCAAAGGGGTGATACCTCACCCTCAGAGGCAGTTTCAGTAGCAACTACTTCTGGGCAACTCAACATTGTTTTACACGATGGTTCTAGCACAGTCGGAGTATTTGTATAATGGCTAATAGATTTCCTTTATTCGTCGAACCAGTTTCGCAAACCGTAAGAGAACTCCCTGCAGGTGACAATCTAAACCTGACAGGGAGTAACATTGTAGTTAATACTGACAGGGTATTGACCCTCCCAACTACTGAAGACACTCTAGTTGGTAGAGATACAAATGATACTCTTACAAACAAAACATTAACCCAGCCAGTTCTTGGTGTTCCAAGAATTCTCGACTCATCTGAAGATCATAGATACATCTTCGGCGTGAGTGAACTGACTGCGGACAGAACAATCACCCTGCCTTTACTTTCTACAAATGATGAGTTTGTATTTAAGGCACATTCACAAACACTATCGAACAAAACAATTGATTCTGCTGACAACACAATAACATTAGACTTGTCAGAGATCACGTTTAGCGGAACTATCGCTGAATTCAATTCAGCACTAAGTGATGGTAGTTTTGCTACGTTAGATGGTGAAGAAACTCTAACAAATAAAACATTAACATCAGCTACTCTTAATAGTGCAACTGCTGATGACTTAACCTTAACAGGAACTTTGACTGCAGGTGGTTCAGCAGGAACTGCAGGATACTTGCTTAAGTCTACTGGTACTGGAGTTGAGTGGGTTCCTTCTTCTGAGTCTATTAGTATTTTAGATGACGGTTCTACTAACAGTGACTTCTATCCAACATTTGTTCCGAATAGTACTGGTGTTGTTGGTGACGTAACAATATCAAGCACTAAAGTATCGTTCAATCCATCTACTGGAACATTTAAGTCTACTGTACTATCTACTGATAACCTTAAGAAAGCAAACGGCAATGAGATGCTGTTTGTTCCTAAATACAATGCACAGGTTACTGTTGGAGATGGAACGACTACAGCGTTCACGCTAAATAGTAGTGTCACAAATGAACAAGAACTATTGATTACGGTTGGTGGTATTCCCCAAACCCCTGGAAGTGGTTATTCGTATACAGCAAGCGGAACAACCTTGACTTTCTCGGAAGCACCAAACCCTGACGATAGAATCGTAATCAGATATCTGGTTTACAAAGTAAGATAAAATTGGAGAGAACATAAATGTCACTTGACGTATTAAGAGCAAATAGGATTTTTGGACAGGTTAGCATTGAACCTACAGAAACGCTATTCGATCCAGTATCGAAGATGCGTGTTTCTACACCATCTAACTTGATTGACACCGACTTCGAATATGGTCTCCAATCTACTAAGTGGGAAACGCTGGAACTAATCAACAACATCCCAACATTCTTCGCTAGAGAAGGAACTGCTTCCTTAAGCATCTCTGCAATGCATGTAAGCACTGGAAGCTCTAATGTTTCAGTTGAGTCTGAGGTTGACCATGGTTTGACAGTAGGAACTGTTATTATTGTTAAGGGTGCAAGATTTGCATTCGCAGATGGTACATATGCTGTTACAACAGTACCATCATCAACAACATTCACTTATACTGCAAAGAGCACTTCTCCAATTACTGCCAACATCTTAGAAGTATCAACTGAGATCGTGGGTGCATCTTTGTATCAGGGTACTGAATTCAAACTAGAAAACCTTGGTGCTATTACTACTGACGGTGAGCCGACTTCCACAATCACTATTCAAACTAAGTATCCTCACGGATTCAAAGCAGGAACATCATTCATTCTGTTGAACTCTCTAACCTCAACACAGGTTACATTTGACTCAACATTGATTCAAGAAAAACTTTATGCGTTGGTAGAACCAACAATTAACACTTGGACTGTCCCAACTGAGGCTTATCTAGTCACTCCTGTATGGCAAACTGTGTCTAATAATGATCCAGGTTCTGCTGGAATGACTCAAGTTGTACAAGACGAGACTCCTGAAGATACCAATACTTATATCATTAACTTCCCTGCAGAATATCCATTCTATTTCTTCGGACAACAATACGAAAAGATTTGGGTATCAACAGACTCTGCTATCTTATTCACAAACAGCACAGCTAGTTCTCCTGCAGTTGGTCTTGATTTCGTCAACACAGTAGCCCCAAGAATTGAAATGTTTGGTAATGGATGGTGGGCTACGCCAAGTGGCGATTTTCAAATGATGGGATTGTATTATGAGTATGGCGTTGAAGGTATGCGAGTTAGATACGAAGGTAAGGTTTGGAATGACCCATCAGTAACTCCAACTCTTATTTGGGAACTATTCTTCGACACAACAAACTACTCTACAACAGTAAAACTATATCGTGTTCCTGCTGTTGGAGAATCTCAATTAACATATCCGTTCGCAGTCACTAAGGATGGTGGTGCTAACCCAACCATTGCTCTACAACACTACATTGATGACTTTATTGGACCAAATAACAGATATATTAAAGAACTTTGGTTTATCACTAATTATAACGAAGAAATTACAGATCCAGTAAATGGGTATTCACAGAATAGCGCATCTTACGAAAACACTTCGCCGTTTGTTCCATACCGTTGGGATGCTGACAAAACCGTAAGTCTACAATCTGGTATGACAAAGCCATCGTTATATTTCACGATGGGCTGCAACTACTTTGATTATCTCGAAAGTGCAGGCATAACTGATCTAAACTGGATTGAAGACATTCGTCACAATGTTATTAGATTCAAAAACCCACATAACCTATTTGATGGTCGCCCATACCTGTATACTCCAGGTATTAGAAACAACGGTCTATTCATCGGAACAACTGCTGCTGTTTCTGCAACACCGACAACTACCCCAGCTGTTTATTATTTAAGAACATCTGGTAGTGATACCAGCGTTGGTTTGGGAACTGGTATCTATACCTTTACTGGTAGCAGCACTACTGCTACTGCCACAACAACTGGAACTAACGTAATCACAACTGCAGCTAACGGAACTTTACCACTTTGGATTGGTGATACCGTTGTATTCGCTACTTCTATTGGTGGGTTAGTTGCAAATAAACCTTACTACGTTAAGACTATTCTTTCTGCTAACCAATTTACTGTATCCGATACAGTAACATATAACGGTGCACAGAACAGTGCTGGCACTGAACTTGGAACAAGGGTTCCAGGCGATGTTGTACCACTATCAACTCAGACATTAACAGTAACTTTATATACTGGTGGTATCATCACTGATCCAACAAGAGAACTTGTTATCAGCGATAGAAACACCAGAACAACTTGCCGATTCGTAAACTTTGGACAGATGTCTGCTGCGCAAAGATTCTCTGGTGCGTATGATAGAGTTGGTCCACATGCATTCATGGCTTGCTCAAGAGCACACTGGTACACTGGTGTTGCTGGAAACTGGTGGATCACTTCGTTAGATTCAGATGCCAATTCATTCGCAGAAAACCAGCCATGGATGATGCATACTACTGCGGTAGGAAACTTAACGAACTCAACAAACAATTACTCTACATTATTCACTCCATACTATGCTAGAAACGTAAACTCGTCTACTCTAACATATAATGGTGTTGCACGTAATCCTGGAATCAGATCATACGCAACTAATGGCGCTACAGCCTCAGTAGCAGCAGTGACTGCAAACGCAGAAACTATTACTCTGACTGTATTACAGAACGCTATCTTCGACAAATATAACAACCAGTTAGGTATGTCGTTCACATCAACTGACGTTGACGTCGGTCTTGATACTATTAGTATTCCTAACCATGGACTAACAACAAACGATTCTATCATTTATACTGGTCCAACTGTTTCAGGATTCTTGACAACCAACACAACATACTTCGCTATCGTTGTTGATGCGAATACAATTAAAGTTGCAACTAGTGCTGCTAACGCTAACGCAGGAACTGCTATCAACCTAACTGCTACTCCAGCTGGTGGCACAACTGTTTACTTTGTTACATATACTGCTGTAATTGGTCATGAGGTTAATATCATCAATGCAGCGTTGAACGCTATTGGAATTAGCAAAGGTTTTGTACAAGCACACTCAGGAACAACTACCAGAACATTCACAATTAAGTTGGATAATGCAGCATTGGCTGCAGTCGCTGCTCAAAATAACAACGTAGAAGTAGAGTTCAAAGGTTCGGTAGATAGAACCACTTTAGCCTTTAACGTATCTACTGCTTCTGGTGGAGCTAACCTAAACTTAGTAGCACCTACTAATCCATACGGATATGATGGTTATCTAATCCCTGCTAAGTACCCTCTGGTTACAGACAAATCGTTCTATTCTGCCAACCATGGTTTCCAGCAAGACGATCTAGTTTTACTATCATCGAACAACACTCTAGTTCCAGGTGGTTTAACTAACAACACTTACTATAAAGTTGAATACATTTCAGATGATAGATTTAGATTGAAAACAACAACTGGTACTGTTGTGAACTTAACATCATCTTCTGGTTTAAGTTCAAATGGTTACTATGTTGACTATAACCCATACGATACTGAAACAACTTTAGACACAGCAACTTGGTTATGGAACATCAACGCTGTTGCCGCAAACGCAACTAGCGGAACGATGACATATCCAATGCCATTCTACACCTACAATAAGAACGTAATCACATTACCTAACACAAACGCAGGTTCTTATACGTTTAACATCTCTGCTGCTGCGACAGTGTTCAACCCAACACCAACAATTCCACCAGCTGGAACAAATGGTGGTATGCGTTTGAAATTCTACAATGCTGCTGATGGTAGTGATTTCTTATTGCAAGACGGAACTAATATCAACACTTTAGATATTAGAATGGGTACACACACTGGAACAACAACTAGAGCAATTCAGTGCGTTGTTATGACTCCAGGTGGTCTACCTTCTAACTTAGTAACAAGCACTCAAGTATACATGCTTGCTGATGTTGGCTTTGATGTTAGAGACGAAAACAGAGCTATCGCTGGTTCATCTTGGACGATCAACAAATGGATGAACTCAAATGATAACTCATACTTCCCAATGCTTGAGGACACTCTGTATGACTCATGGGAGACATCTCAGTATCCTGCTACCACATTAAGACAAGGTAGAGTTAGTGCGGTAACAACAGTTGATCCAATAACTATTACATACACATTCCCTTCTAATAGAACAGTAATTTCTACTGCTGTTAGATCCAATAACGTAGTAACTATTAGAACTACTACTGCTCATGGATATAAGGAAGGTGCTTCGGTAACCATTGCTGGTGTGACTGATACTGGATTTAACGGAACTTTCGTTATCACTAATGTCACACCTTATACATTCACATATGCTCAAACTGCTGCAAACGCAAACTCAGTGAACGGTACTGCTGATCAGCTTGTTAATGCCTACCTCAATAGATCTGCTACTATTAGCAGCATCTCAAAGGCAAGCCCAGCAGTTGTTACAACATCAGCTGCCCACAACATGACAACTGGTCAACCATTCTACTTCACTGGTGTTACTGGTGCTGATTGGGGTGATTTGTGGAATGGTAAAGTATACTACATTAAAGTGTTAACATCTACAACTTTTGAAGTATACGAAGGATTTGCTTTATCAAGACCTCTAGATACTACTGGGTTTACAAACAACTATGTTCAAGGAACCAACGGTGGTATTATCTGGGGTCTCGGTGCTAAACTAGACACAATTGGATCTACACTACAGTTTACAACTAGAACACCAAACATTGATAGTGATACACTATATGTTCCAAACCACAACTTTAACTCAGGAACAAGCGTAACCTATACTGCTGGTGGTGGAACTGCTATTGGTGGCTTGACTGCTGGTAACTCAGTATACGTTCAACCAGTAAATACTGATTTGATTCGCCTATCTACAACATCTGATGGTTGGAGAGCAGCAGCGTTTAACGTAACTGGTATTACTGTTGGTACTGGTACGTTGACGACAGCAACTCAAACTACACAGTTTGTGACTGGAAATCGTGTTCAGTATCTTGCGACTGGTACGCCAATCACTGGCTTGACTAATGGTGCTTACTACTATGTGAGATCCGATTCTGCTACAACTTGCAGACTGTACTGGACTCTAAACGGTGCAACTAATGCACTGGCAACAGAATTGGTTAACATATTCGACACATTACCAGCTGGCACACATAGCTTGAGAGAAACTACAACAATCGACTTGACTACCGAAGGTGTTGGTGATGACCATGCTCTAACTACTTCTACAAGTATTGGTACTGCTGATGGTTTATATGTTCTTAACGATCCAGAACCAAATGGTGATAAGAGTAAGTTTACACTAAATAACCCATCAAACACATTTATCCCACAAAGAACTCTTGCTATATCTTCAGCTTCTGGTGTAGATTTAACTAATGATGCATTCTATTTTGTGAACCACGGATTGGTTACAGGAACACCTATAACTTATTCTGTTGGCTTAGGTTCAACATCTATCGCTACCCTTAATGATAGTGTTCAATATTATACTGTTAAGGTAAACAACGACTACTTTAGATTAGCGTCATCCATCGCTGAAGCTAATACAAACGTGTATATTACCCTAAATGATGGAAACTTCGCTGGTTCTGGCACTCACGAATTTAATACTGGTTCTATCGTTGGTGCAATCACAGCAGCTGGCTCTATCACAGTTAACGCTGGTACTTCAGTAATCACTGGTTCAGGTACTTCCTTTACTGCAAACTACAGGGCTGGTGATACCTTCTATTGGAGTTACACACCACCAACTGCAGGTTTAGCTAAAACAACTACATTCGTTGGAGCTGTTTGCACTAGTGCTGCTCATAACATGAGCACCAAGTCGGCTGTTAGATGGAACTCAACTGGTGCTGCTCCTACTGGCGTTGTTAATGGAAACATCTACTACGTTAGATGGACTGCTGCAAACACATTCCAGTTATATCCTACTCCAGCTGATGCAGTAGCTAACACTAATGCTATTTCGCTGTCTGGTGGTTCTGGAACTCATACTGTTACTTTACAGATCGCAGGTAGAGTTGGTAGAGGTATTATCGATTACGTAAACTCAAATACTAAGATTACGTTAACTGATGCTATCCAGCAAGACAACTGGGAAAAATTGCAAGTATACTCGGTTACGACTACAGCAGCAGCACCATCTGTTGTAACAGTGACGTTCCCTTATACGCATACGTTTGCTGCTGGTACCACTATCAATTTAAGTGGCACTGGAAATACCGAACTTGATACTGAAGATTTCGTTATCACATCAGTAACTGCAACTACCGTTGTCTTTAACGCTATCAGCAACTTGGGTGCTTTAACTTTAACAAACGGCACTACTGTTGGTATCTATGCATACTCTGCTTCATCACCAGCTACTTACGATGTAACATCTTCTCTATTGATTAGATCAGATTCTGCTGTTGTTCACAGACCATATGATGGTGGTTGCGATATCGTAGCTTCCAACACACCACAGTCTAAAGTTATTCGTCAGACAAGAAGATACTTCCGTTACCAGTCTGGTAAGGGTATCCAAGTTTCGTTCGCTGTTAACTTTAGCCCAACAGTTGGTATCAACAAGGTTATTGGTGGTGGTGATGGTACTGCTACTATCACAACCAGAGTGCCACATAGAATGACGGTCGGAGTCAACTTCACCATCAAAGATGATACTTCTGATGTGTTCAACGGAACTTATTCAGTTGCAACTATTGTTGATGACTACACGTTCACCTTTAATGCTGGTTTCTCTAGCACTGCTGTTTCTACTGGTCGTCCAGAATTCTTCGTGGTCGGTTGGGCTGATGCAACAATTCGTTGCGGTCTGTTTGATGACCAAAACGGAATGTATTTTGAATACGACGGTAACGTCCTATCTGTTTGCAGAAAGAACTCAACGACTCAACTTGGTGGAACAATCAACGTAGAATTCGGAGAGGCTAGAATTACTGGTAATGATACCAACTTTGTTTACGAAGTTCAGGAAGGTGACAACTTAGTTATTAAGGGTCAAACTTACAAGATTGTAAATATCGCAAGCAATTCAGAGTTGTTCATCCAGCCTTCATATAGAGGCAGTACTGCAAATAACGCTGTAGCTTCCTTAGTTAAGGTTCTAAAAGTCCCACAAAACCAATGGAACGTAGACGTTTGCGACGGAACTGGTATTACTGGTTACAACTTGAATATCCATACGATTCAGATGGCATACATGGACTATTCATGGTACGGTGCTGGTAAGGTTCGTTTCGGATTCAAAGACACTAACGGTAAAGTTAGATACGTTCACGAATTTATCCACAACAACTATGAGTCAGAAGCATACCTACGTTCTGGTAACCTACCTGCTCGTTATGAAGTTGAGACTGGAGCTAGCCCTACATTTATTCCAAACTTGGCTCACTGGGGTACTTCTGTTATTATGGACGGTGGATACCAGGACGATAAAGCATACTTGTTCTCTGCTATCTCTAACTCGATTTATGCAACTAACGCAGCTGCTGGTTCGATTAGCGTAACAACTGCAGCAACAACGCAAAACTCGTTGTGGAACGGAACATCAAACGTAAACGTATCAGGACAGAACATATTCTATGCGTATGACGTTCAAGGAAACTTGATTGGTGAAATTGGTTACGCTGCTCAAATCGCTACCCACTCAGACGTATATTACTCGATTCCTGCTAACGCAGGTATTTCTGGTACTGGTATTAGAACTGGTACGTTGACTGCTTCTGCTACAAGCGCACGTGTTTCTAGTACTATCGGTTCAAGCCCATACTTGAAAGACGTTATTATTGGATACGTTAGATCTGGTAACCAGTTAGTTGCAGTTAGAAAGAACTTGTTGATTATTAACAAGCAACCTGCTAACGGATTCACAAGCGGTGCAACCTTGACAGTTACTGCTTCTTATGACTTTACGCAGTACATTCCTTTACTATCAGTTCGTCTTGCACCTTCAGTAGATAACGGTATTCCAGGTGGTCTTGGTGTCCGTGAGATTATCAACCGCATGCAGTTGAACCTACAGCAGCTTGACGTACTATCTACGCACGAATGTGAATTCCAGCTAGTGTTTAACGCATACTTGGATAACTTGAACTGGAAGCGAGTAACTTCTCCTTCTTTGAGTCAGGTGGTTTACCACTCGATTAACGATACGATTACTGGCGGATCTGTTATCTATACGTTCTTGTCTCCATCTGCTGGTCAACAATACGCTGGTGCAACAAACGCTCAACGTGAGTTTGCGCTGAACACGCTTCAACTAAATAATATTGCTACCTTGGGTAATTCTATCCTTGGTGGTGACGGTGTGTTCCCAGATGGTCCAGACGTTGTTACTCTACGTATGCGTTATATCGGACTTCCTGGTTTGATTGGTGTTGGAACTGCTTCTACTGCCGTTTCTCCACTTCGTGTTGCTTGCCGTCTGTCTTGGGCTGAATCACAAGCGTAAGGAAAAACAATGGCTACTACTACACGTGATGGTCTTAAAGAATATTGTCTTAGAGCACTGGGTGCACCAGTGCTCGAGATTAACGTCGATGACGACCAACTAGAAGATAGAATTGATGAGGCTCTTGAAACTTGGAGAATCTACCACCACGAAGGAACTGAGAAAGTTTACCTTAAACACCAAATCACAGCAGACGATGTGACCAACCGTTACATCCCAACTAATGATTTGGTGTATGGGGTCTCTCGTGTGTTCCCTATTCGTGGTGCAGTTGGTGGCGATCAAAAGTCAATTTTTGATATCCAATATCAGTTGAGACTACACGATCTCTACGATCTAACATCAACCTCAATCATTTATTACACTCAAGTAATGCAACATTTGCAATTGCTTGATCACATACTAAATGGTCATACACTTTATAGATTCAACAGAGTTCAGAATAGAGTTTACCTAGACATCAACTGGGCGCAAGATATTGCTGTTGGTGAATATGTATTGGTCGAATGCTACCGTGCTTTAGACCCAACTCAGTTCTCTGGTGTATGGAATCAACCATGGTTGAAACACTATGTGACTGCTTTGTTCAAGAAGCAGTGGGGAACTAACCTTAAGAAATTCCAAGGGCTACAACTTCCAGGTGGAGTTACCCTTGATGGCGATTCAATTTACAAAGAAGCAGTAGAGGAGCTAAAAGAACTCGATGATGATTTGAAATTTAAGTCAGCACCTCTTGAGTTCTTTGTAGGTTAACATGGCAAGAAATGTCTACTTCAGTCATGGAACTAAAAACGAACAGTATCTTCTTGAAGATCTGATTGTTGAGTCACTGTCCATTTATGGGCAGGAGATGTTTTACATTCCAAGAACATTATTCGCTAAGGATGAGATCCTAGGCGAAGATCGTCTTAGCATGTTCAAAGATGCATATCCTGTTGAAATGTATTTTGAGAATGTGACTGACTTCGGTGGACAAGGGCAGTTTATTCAAAAGTTTGGTTTGTTCAATGAAAGCACAGCAACCTTTGTTGTTGCTCGTCGCCGTTGGGAACAACTTGTTGGTCGTTTTGGTCAAACGATTATTCCAGATAGACCATCAGAAGGCGACCTAGTTTACTTCCCACTAAGTAAGAGTCTGTTTGAAGTCAAATACGTTGAGCACCTTGACCCATTCTATCAACTTGGTAAGTTGTATGTATTCAAACTTCAAGTCGAATTGTTCCAGTAT